GCACTTGATAATGCTATGGCTTGTGCTTGTTTTAATGTTTTGCCTTCCTTCATTAACAAACGAATATTTGAGGAAATTACTTTTTGAGACTTACCTTTTTTAAGTGGCATTAGTCTGCAAAGTATTTATCTACTAAATTTAAATCTTTTTTATTTTTTGCAGCCGCATATAAGACCTCTACAAGTTCTCCTATCAAATCTTTATCCTCTCCTTTTGCTTCATTAAATAAAGACAACAGCTTTTTGGGTGCGTTCCTTGACTCAGGAAAACTCCCAGCTATTTTTACCGCTTGTTCTCTTAATTCCATTTGTCAACAATTTTTAGCGAAGCATCAAGAGTTTCCTCTATCCATTTATAGGCAGAGGGTGAGGCTTTCTTCAATTCTACAGGAGCAAATATAAATTGCACAAATGTTTCTGCAAATCTTTCCAAGTGATTTGACGTTCCATACTCACTAGGACTCCAATCATAAGAGCTTAACTTATTTGAATTATTAGTAAAATGAACTTGATGACCCATTTCATGTACATAAGTCTTTAGCCAACTTGTCGCTTCATTTTGTCTACCCTTACCATGTGCTGACCAATATAAATTCTGTGTTTTAGGATCATAATTTTTTGCATGGTTTATTGCATCTTTAACATCTTCTTGCATTTGTTTTAAGCTCTTTATTGCTCTTTGCTTACTTTTAGCTTTTATTACAATATGATTAGCACCTTGCATAGTCATGCCGTTCATTCTTCGTCTATTTTTTCCTTGTGCAGTAATAAAATGTTTTACTTCGGCTGAAGCAAATCCTGTTTGCCCTTCTCCATAAACATATTTATCTATAGTTCTGTAATTATCTAAAAAGCTTAAATTATTTGATTGTCTTTCATTTTTTAATCCTTTTTGTATGCTTTTTCTAAACTGTGGATTATCAAGAAAATACGCTGATTTTTGTCTTTCAAAAGTTATACTTCCTTCTTTTCCATTAGACCAATTACAAAATACTTGTTTTTTCTCTGCAAATTTTCTTAATTTTCTTGCGTTTTCCCCTGCAAGTCCTTCCATTTCGTCCATCAAATCAAAAGCGTTATTAACATCTGTAGCTTTAATTTTTCCAGTAGGTGAAATCCCTTGCAACTGTGCAATAGTTGGTTGTAATGGATCTCTTGCTTTTATTGCTTTAAGTTCTGCCTTTGCTTTTCTTTCGGCAGCCCTAGCAGCCTTAAGTGTTTCCTCAAGCTTATCTTGATTAGTGATAGTTATAGTCGGTTTAGTTGCAGGCTTGGGCTTTGGTATCTTGATTGTTATATCACTTGGTTTGCCATACAACCTTTGCAAATCCTTCAAACTTCTTTCGCTGCCATCTTCCCTTACAAGTTTTCTAATCGCCTTCTGTCCAGATCCTTCCTTCTTTGCCAACCTTTTAAAATAATTTACCTTACCTTCATTGCCTAAAGTTTTAATCTGTAGCTTTTTATCTTGCTTCAATAACCAATCACCATAAGCTGTTCCCTGCGGCACTCTGCCTGTCGTTGATGGTCTGGAAACAACCTTGCCTACTGGTGGCTTTTCCAAGCTTGGATATTTCTTTTGCAATCCATCAAAGTCAACAACAGGAACAG